TCAAAAATTCATGTGTCCCTGACCACTGTTTAAAGGGTGCGGAGGCACATGATCGACCTGTCCGGGGGTTACGATAAAGCGCACTACGGTTTCATGAGTAACAAAAGTGGTTCCACAGTTTATGTTTTGGCACTGGCAATAACGCTCTTTCGTATTATCTGATACACGAAAGCTACTGCGAGTATGTGCCGCGTGTCCGCATTTCGGACAATTCATCATATCCGTTTCTCCCCCAAGTCATTACCCGCAATCCCATAATGATACACGAACATCCATTTTATGAACATTATCATTCCATTTCTAAATCATTTATCTTTACCTCAAGCTCCAGAGACGTAGTGAAACCATTATCTGCACTGACACTATGCGTCAGGGTGGTAATGGTCCATTCGGCATCATCAATGGGCTGTTTAAAGCCGCTCACCTTCACGGGCATTTCGGTATACAGATCAGCCCTTCCCTCTGCGAGCTGCAGGGAGAATGTTGCCACCCCGCGCTGCAGGCGCTCCCACTGCATCTTTGCCGCTCGCTCTGCATTGCTGCGGTTTGCATAAGTTCTGTTGAGCACCAGCACGTTTTCATCCGTTCCAACCAGGTAATCTCCCTGTTTTGCTTCCGGCTCCTTTGCCGCAGTGGTTTTCTTTCGACGGCGCTTAACCTTTGCCGTCTCTTTTTTCTTTGGCTCACGGGTATGGAGCCAGCTGGCGATTACCCCCGTATAGGCATCGCGATCAGCCAGGGTAAAACGATGACCATCACCGGCCTGGCGGGTTATGGTGATAACCGGCAGCGGCTTGCCGCTTGCCGTTCTGCCCTGCCCCTGGCGGATAAACAACAGATTGCCGTCCTTAACTGAGGCTATCGCCCCATGCTGCCGCGCCAGCTTCATCAAAAAGCTGGCGTCGCTTTCATTAGTCTGGTCAAGATGATCGACAGGCTTGTCCAACAGGTCCTTTCCCAGCGCCATCTTTAATTTATGCCTGCCCGCGATTTCCTTCACGACTTCGCCCACCGTTGTCTGGTGCCAGGACTTTTCACGCCGCGTATTCAGGGTTTCACGGAAATCTGCACTACGCGCGCGGATTGTGAGACGGTCAGGCGCGCCGCTGTGCTCAATCTCATCGACAGTAAACGCCCCTTTCGGAAAAAGCGGCTGACCTTTCCACCCCAGCGCAAACTGAATAATGGCCCCCCGACGCGGCAGAACGATTAGCCCGTCCGAGTCGTCCAGTTCCAGATCAAGCTGGTCCGCTTCAAAGCCCCTGTTATCCGTCAGCGTCAGACTCATCAGGCGCGCATCCAGCACGGTAGTCACATCTTTACCTTCAATGATGATACTGAAACCGGGAGTTTTGCTGTTCAGGTTCAGGAGATCAGAGCTGAAATTCACTGCAGTAACCCTCCAACCGTATTTTTCATATTGCCTATCGCAGAGGTGGCAGATTCCTGCAAATTACTGAGCTGGTCGCTGAGGCTGCCGAACATATCAGACAGCGACTCATCCACCCGTTTCAGGCTCAGCGAAAATTCGATGCGCCGGGGCATACCGCTCTCAAAAAATTCTGTTTTTGTCTGGCTCAGACTCTCGATCACAAACATGCCGTAAATCGTCCCGCTCCCCTCAATCAGAGGCCAGGCTTTTCCCAGCTCCGCCATCTGCTCCAGCGCCAGCAAAGACAACCTGCCGCCGGTAATCTCCGGCAGCAGGACACCGGACAGCGTAAGCGTATCGTTATCCGGTCCAAGAAACTGCGTTGACGGGCGCCGGTTAACCCGGCTGTTGGCTGCGTGCCGCCAGCTGCGCTGATACTGCAGCTCCTGATAGGGCACTGTTCGCAGCATGAATACGTACAACCCCAGCACCATCATCATTATTCGTAACCCCCTCGATCACTGAAATTACTGCGTGTTTTTGCCCTGGCCCTGCGCTCACGCTCATCAAGCTGCCGGGCCACCTCGCGGGCGATATCCTGCGCGCTTTGCCCTGGCTGCGCGACAATATGAATTGGCGCGCTTATCTCGTACTTAATTACCTGCGGCTGTCTCTCTTCCTTCGGCGACGGCGCCGGTTGCGTCCTGACAGGCACACTGTACGGATGAAGTGGTGCGGCTTCTGCCGGGGCAGCCGCCAGGCCCATTACGCCAGCGACCACGGAAGCGAACACCTTCTGGCGCATAGCCATCGGGTCAGCCCTGTTATCCGTGATTTCCATGATGGCCGGTGCTGGCATGACGGCAGCAACGATATCAGCCAGCTCCGCAGCACGATCCCGACCAGGAAGTTTTACCGGGGCGTTAACAATCTCAGGAGGCAGTATTAACCTGCTTTCAGGCCGTTGCTCCGGGCTGGCTGTTACATCACGAACGGGGCTTACTGTTGCCGCCAGTTTCACCAGTTCAGTAGTGCGATTGATTACCGGAATATTTGCCGGACCGTTCACACTATCAGGCGGCAGAACTATCCCGCGTTCAGGACGTTGTTTAGCGCTGGCCGGTTCCGTCCGGGAAGGATTGAGCGTTGCCGCCACCCTCGCCAGATCAGCAGTCCGTTTCCTGCCGGTGACATTGGCGGGTCCGTTAACAATCTCTGGGCCATTCTCGCCCACGATGCCGAACTGGCCGCGCGGAATGGTACCGCCGCTGTCGTACATTCCAGCAAAACCCATCGTCGGGAATCCGCCAGGCGGCAGCACCACTTTACCGTCTCTGTTGACCGTAGCTGGCTGCTGCCGCGTGACCTGTTCAGGAAGCTTCGCTTTGGCCGCCTCCTTGCTGACAATGCCGAGTTTTTCAAGCAGCCAGGACACGCCCGATTTAAGCGAATCCAGCGGGTGCATGACCATGTTCAGCCCTGCCGCCAGCGCTTCGCCAAACTGCCGCCCCATCAACGCCGCGCTTTGCAGTTCTGCAGAGGTGGATTTAACCGGCGTCAGCAGATCAGTAAACCAGCCCCACAACGCCTGGACCTTGTCACCTATCCACTGGAAAACAGGCTGCAGTGGCTCAAACGCCGCACTGACAGGCGCAGCTGCAGCTTTGAATCCTTCAACCACTCCGCCTAAAAATGCGCTTATCGGCTGCCAGTATTTCCAGACAACCAGCGCCACGCCAGCCAGCGCCGCCACAACGAGCCCTATCGGACTAAGCAGGGCGCCCAGCAATCCAGAAATCCCGTACAGCGCAACGCGAAGGAGAGCCAGCGGGCCGGACGCCAGAAAACGAAGCACGCCACCGGCTGCGGATAATCCCCCGCGCAACGCGGCCAGCGGATTCATTACCATGCCGATAATGTTGCGAATACCAGACATTCCGCCGCGAAGGACAGCAAGCGGCGCACCGGCCAGCGCTTTCAGCGCATTGCCAGCCAGCCCGGCAGAACGGCGCAGGGAGTTAAGGGGAGACGTCAGCAATCCGGCGCTACTGCCGGATGCCGCCAGGCCACGGCGCAACAGGGAAAGCGGCGCATTTGCCAGCCAGGACAGCGCACCTCCGGTGCGGGTCACTGCAGACATAACGGAGGGGAGTGTTTTTACACCCAGCACGGACAGGCCTAAACGGATCACCGCCAGCGGCCCCAGCACGGCAGCCACGGCCACCGCCAGCGTGCCGAGTACAACGGTTATCGCAGCAGTGGCAGCCGCCACTTTCATCAGCGTGCCCGCCAGCTGCGGGTTAGCCTCAACCCATCGACGCAGTGCCCCGGTAACGCTTTTGACGTACCCCATGATATCCATCAGCGGCTGGCGCAGGGTTTCACCCAGGCTACTGAAAGCGTTCTGCGCGCCCGTTTTAACAAGCAACCACTGCGCGGAAAGCGAATCCTTATTGATATCGGATTCTTTCTGCATGGAGCCGTTAGCCTCAGTGCCTGAGGTAAGTTTCAGCTGTCGCTGCAGCTCCGGCAGGTTATTTGCCAGCTTCGCCGCATCGTCGCCAAACTCCTTGCCAAATATCATCGTCATGGCGGACAGGCGCTTGTCCTGCGGCAGCTTGTTGACCTTCTCCAGCACACGCTGAATGGTCCCCATTGCGTCCTTTGTCATCTGCTTTTCAATCTCTTCTGGATTGAGTTTCAGCAGATCCATACCTTCCATGAACCGCTTGCTCTGCATGGTTGCAATCGACAGTTCGCGCACCATCGCATTTGATGCGCTGGCGGCAATTTCAGGCGCGGCGCCCAGAGACAGGAAGGTGGAACCCAGCGCGGCCGCCTTGCGGAAATCAAGCCGGTCAGCCACGCCGCCCATACGCTGCAGCACATTGATGATATCGCCGCCCTTAGACATGGCGTTATCGTCCAGGTAGTTCAGGGCATCGCCAAGCTGTTCAATATTGCGGGTCGGCACTTTATAGAGCTGCGCGATTTTCCCCAGCCCCTCCGCCAGCTCATCAGCGGGCAGCTCGAATGCCGTTGCGGCCTTTGCAGCAGTGGATGCAAAGGCCAGCAGGTCACGCTTCTGGTCTTCGTAAGAATCGTTCTGGTTTGTCACGCCCATGCGGGCGCCACCTTCAACCAGCGCGGCATAGTCGATGGCGCCATTCTCCATCGGCAGCTGTTCACTGGCGGCCTTGATGGCATCCTGCATGTCATAAAACTGTTTTGTGCGGTTGCCGTTGTCGTCCCGCAGCCCGTTAACCTGCTTTGCCACGCCTTTCATCGCATCTTCCATGCTGGCATAGCTTTTAACGGCAGCCATCACCGGCGCGCCCATCGCCAGCCCGGCGGCAGTCGTCGTTGCTCCGGCGCCCGCAATACGATCCCGCACCTCAAGGCGCCGCGAATACTGATCGCGGACGGCGTTCATACGGGCCTGCTGCTCGCCCAGGCGTTTAAGGGATTTCTGCTGTCGGTCCAGCGCCTGCCGGGTTTCGTCGGCATTCTGCCGCAGCTCCCGCTGCGCACTGCTCAGCTTTTTGGTGTCCAGCCCGGCCTCATTGAGCGCAAGACGCTGACGCTGCACCGACTGACGCAGGCCGTTGTATTTGCTCTGCAGCTCGTTAACGCGGTTTTTTGCCTGCTCCAGCAGACGCGCCTGCGCCGCCGTCGGCCGGTTAGTGGCCGAGAACTGCGTGGCAAGCTTCGCCGCTTCTTCGCGTGCGGCTTTAAGACTGTTGCCGGTGACGGCCAGCTGCGCGCTTGCCTTGCGGAAACCGTCAATACGGCCCGCCTGGGCGTCCAGTTCTTTTAATCTTGCGCGGCTTTGCTGAATGGCGGTAGCCAGCTCTTTAGAACTGGCCTGCGCTGATCGGAATGGGCGGGTGAGTTTATCAACCGCATTTAGAATTACCTGCAAACGCAGGTTAGTGTCACTCATCGCTGGCCCCGCTTCTCTGAATCGCTTTATGCCGCCACTCCAGCACTTCGGTCAGCGGCATAACGTCAGTGACGGACGGCGGCCAGTGAAAAATGGTGGCGATATCAGCCACCAGGTCTTCTACCGTCAGGCTGTCGGCAAACCGGCAAGCACCGATTTCTTCAACAAAAAAGTGACCACCTCAACCGACAGCGCGGTGAGATCGGCGGGGTCCATTTCAGCCATTTCCTGAGCGGTCAGCGCGGGCGTGGAGATGCGGGGAATAATCGTCATCATCGCGCCGACGTCCATATCCATGATCGCCTGCAGACGGGTGCCACGCAGCGCGCCGGACTGCGGCTTGCGCAGCACAATTTCGGCAATTTCGGTTTTACCGCGTTTGATTGGGGTGTCCAGCTGTACGGTTTTTTCAGTCAGTTGTTCGCTCATTGTCATTTCCTGTTAATAAGGTACTGGCGCGGCTGCCCGCGCCTTTAAAGTAGATCAGAGGCCCAGGGCGTTGCGGTGTTCTTCCATCAGGTCCACGCCATCAACGATTTCAATCATGTTGATCACATCAACCTCATAGAGCACCTCGCCGTTAATGGTCAGCTTCGCGTAGCTGTTGGTGCTGCTGACTTTTGTGGTGTTGCTCTCCCCGGTTTTCCATTCGCCGGAATCGACTTCTTTATGTCGCCCGCGCACAACCAGCTCAACGGCCTGCACTTCGCCGGTATCGTCACGCTGAATGGAGCCGGTGAAACGCAGCTGGATACCGTCAACGGTGGCTTTACCCATCTGTTTGAATAACAGCAGTTCGGTGCCACCGATTGAAAATTCCGTGTCCAGCGCGCCATCATCCAGCCCCAGATCAACATCAGCCGAACCGGGCATACCGCCGCCGCGATACTTTTCAAACTTGCGGCCGAATTTAGGCAGGGTCAGGGACTCAACAATCCCCTGATAGTTATTCCCGTCGTTAAACAGGTTCAGGTGTTTTAACTTGCGTGGTAAAGCCATATTGTCCCCTTACGCGCTGACCTGGCTGGAGAAATCCAGCAGATACTGATCGGTGATGCGCTGGCGCAGCATCAGGTTTTCCAGAGGTGGTACCGGCGTATAGTCGTAATCGATAGTGAGCTTCCCGGCTTTCAGGGAATCCTTATCGTTTACGGACTCATCCAGCCAGCAGTCGGCGCCGATGATGTAGCCCTGCGTTTTCAGGTTGCGCAGTTTGGCGCGAATACCTTCGATAATGTCGCGGGCCAGCGACGGGTTAAGCACGCCATCAACCGCCCACATGTGCGCTTCTGCGATAGTGTCAGCCAGTACCTGCGCGGTGCGGGTGTAGTTTTCAAAGGCAAACAGAGGATCGTCACTGAGGCAGCGGGAACCCCAGAAGCGGAAACCGTCTTTGCGGATCAGCGTAGTGACATCGTTCTGGTTCAGCAGCCCCGCATCGGTTGCCGGGTCCTGCAAATCCCAGAACACATCAGCAGAAATGCCGGTGACGCCGTTCACGCCCACGTTGGACAGGGATTTGTGCCAGCCGGTCTGTTCGTCAATTTTGGCACGAAGGCCAAGCGCACGGGCTGAGGCGTAAGCCGTTGCGTCAGCGTTCAGCACGGTGTCAAAACTGATGAAATCAGGCCAGATCAGCATCCCCTCGCGCTGGCTGAAATTAGCGCGGTAGGCAATGGCCTCCTCTACCGTTTTGCAGCCGTAGGCTGACAGATAGGCGAAGCCGCGCAGACTCTGCGCAACGCTCAGCAGTTCAGTGGCAACCGCCTGCGTGTCATGCCCCGGCACGCCAAGAATGCGCGGCTTAACGCCGAGCTGGGACTGCGCAGATAACAGCGCTTTCATGCCCGTTTTTTTACCGTCAGCTGTCACGCCGCCGATAATGTTGGAGGTTGTTTCCGCTTCGGTTTCACCCTGTGCAACGCGCACAACGACGGTCACGGGTTTAGCCTGGTCGGCAATTGCATCCAGCGAGCGGGCCAGCGTGCCGGACTCGCCTGCTTTACCGCTGGCGGTCAGCATGTCGGTAAGCAGGACCGGTTTATTGAGGGGGAACATGGACGCATCAGCATCATCGCCGGTGCAGACCATGCCCACGATGGCGGTGCTCACCGTGGTAATGGATCGGGTGCCCTCGTTGACTTCAACAACGCGCACCCCGTGGTGGTAATCCTGAGCCATAAGGCAGTCTCTCCGGTTTACAGGGGGTCTGCCTATGTTCTGGTTGATATGTGCGCGGCGCACGCGGCGGGCTATGTGTGGGGAATGGCACAATGGAAGGGGTAAAAAAATCCCCGCTAGGTGCGGGGACAGGATTAATCTTCGGGAGGTTCAGGCCAGTCAATATCTGGTGCCAGCGATGTATCCACACGCGTCAGCAACACACGATATTTTCGCCAGGCGTCATAGCGGCGCTTTTCTTCATCGGTTGCCATATCCAGCTCAATGGCATCCTGCAGAGGATTGATTGATGCCCCTGCGACAAGGAGTAACTCTCCCTTTTTTAACTCCGCATTTTTAACATCGGCAACGCTTTTAGCAGCCTCATCCGTCACCCATTGCTCACCATCCCATGTATCGTAAGGTGTCGCAGGCTCGATTGTTGTCGTCCCCGCTGGATAATCTCCCGGCAGGGTTATTTCAACAGGCTCGCCGGTTTCCGTATTCCATACAGTTTCGCCACGATGATCCGCTAAATATTCCCAGCTATCGTCCGCAATCGTTCGACATACAACAAAACCATCTTTTCCCTCAGGTGGGGCATCAGTACACGCATTCGCGGGGAGTCCCACACCAACAGGAATATACTCTATTGTTGAAGACAGAATTTCCCGAGTCTCACTATCGTAATTGAACACCACAACATTACCTGCTGTTGTGGCAAAACCGAATTCCATTATCGCGTTCTGCATTATGCGGCCCTCACAATATAGTTAAATGCAACGTTACGCGGCCTCGTTTCACTGCCAAACATTGCAGAGCCAAGCGCGGCTTTTGCGGTATATGTCTGCAACAATGTGCCCGTGGACGGGTTCGGGTTATATTCGTTGGTTCCATCCGGGTAATAAGCCATTGCTGAATTTCCATCAATAAATACCGCTGTCATCGCGCCATCTCCACCCGTCCCGTTTGTAGTGGGCAACCAGTGTCTGTGATCGAATGACATTCCCCCCTGTGCTGACAGCAATCCACGACCAGTATCCACGCCACGACCATCGTCCCAGCCACGAATAAACTCACCACGCAGATCAGGTAATTTCAGAGTCGGATACGCCTGAGCCAGATTTGGATATTGCGACGCAGTAAAAGCTGCACCGTTGCATTTGAGCCACCCCGCCGGAGCTGTAGCAAGAGGCCATGGGACTGGCACTCCAACCGGCATGGCCGAACCAACCCCCAGACCGAGGTTATTCAAAAATGTGGCAACGTCAGCAATATCCGCACCGTTTTTGCTGATCTCCATCTTCCCCGCCAGTGCATTTGTCATCGTGGTAGCGAAGTTAGGATCGTTACCCAGAGCGGCAGACAGTTCATTCAGCGTATCCAGCGCACCTGGTGAAGAATCCACAAGCGCAGCAATGGCTGATTTTACAAAAGCGGTAGTGGCAACCTGTGTATTGTTAACCGTCTGTGCCGCAGTGGGTGCCGTCGGTGTTCCGGTCAGGGCCGGGCTTGCCAGTGGGGCTTTGAGTGCAATCGCGTTATTAATGGTGGTGCTGAAATTAGGATCGTTGTTGATAGCCGCAGCAATTTCTTTCAGCGTGTCCAGCGTAGCCGGTGCACCATTCACCAAGGCGATCAGAGCCGCCTGCACAAACGCAGTTGTGGCAAGCTGAGTGGTATTGTTACCTGCAGCTGCAGTCGGGGCTTTTGGGGTGCCGGTAAAGGTCGGGCTGGCTTTTGGCGCATATTGCGTATGCGGATCAGCTGCTGCAAGATGCGCCGCCATCAGCTCATCTACATACACCTTTAGTTCCAGCACCTTGTCATCCACATATTTTCGGGTAGCCAGCACTACGGACGGGTCAATTTTCAGCGTAATGTTATCAGTGCTGCTGGTAATCAGTACCATGCGCACTGTCTGCGTGCGGCCGCTTCCCTCTGCCAGCTGCGGCTTGTAGCTCTCCGGGCAGTTCCCCACTGCGATCAGCGCGCCCGTTTCATCAAACAGCCCAACCTCACGAATCCACCAACCGCCCTCAGTTTCAGGAATCACCTGCTCAGCAATAATCTGGCTGCTGTTCTGCGGATCGATGTAAAGCATGTTCAGGTCAGCGCGCCGCTTTTCGGAAACCAGCTTCGTCTGTTGTGCGCTGGGAGTTGGAAGCACGCCGCCGCCATCCCCCACCGCCATCTGGGTAATTTTCAGCGGCACACCGAGCGCGGCAGCGCTTGCCAGTTTCGCCGCGCCAATATCCGTCAGCAGGGTATAAAATTTTGCGCTCATGGATTCACTCTCATTGTGTCAATAACATGGACGGCGCCGCCCTCGTAGGCAGTGCCACCGGAAATGATGGTTTCGTTGATATACGGGTGAATCGTGATTTCTTCGCCGGTGTAAGTGGCAGCCCCAACAAAATATGGTCCGCTCGTCTGCAGGTTTATGGACATGCCGATCAGATGCCGGCTGCAGGGTTTGGCGTCACCAATCAGGCGCTCCAGCTCCAGATAGGTTTCCTCTGTTATGCCCTGGTCCTGCACCCCAATATCCAGGCGAAACGTGCCCGGCGCCTCGCCGGTCTGCCACCATTCAATGATGCGGATCAGAAAGCCGAACGGCTCCACCACACGCCGCACAGCGCTGGTTGTGCCCTTGTGCTGATGGATATAGAACGCATCCTGCACCACGCGGCGCTTCACGCTCTCCGCCCATCCTTCGTCCCAGCGATCAACCGAAAAGGCCCACGCCAGATACGGCAGAAACTTTACCGGGCATGTTGCCGGATTCCATAAATCCCGCAGCGGCACCTGCAGATCGGAAATTCCGCTGCAGGTCTGAGCAAGTCGGCGCTCAAGCGGCGATGAGCCAGGAGGAAGCAGACTATTCATCCGTTCCCCCGTTGGTTACGCTCCATTCCGTACATGAAGCGGCTTGTGTCTTATCCAGCACCACATCAGCGAGCGGCGAGGCCAGCTCAACACGCTGCACACCTTCAACATGCAGCGCGGCATAAATAGCACTGCGGCGAATATCACGCCCCAGCCTCGTCTGGCTGGCGATATATTTCTGCAGGCTGGCTTTTGCCGCCTCCATCACCGGCTCAGCTTCTGGCCCCGGGTAAAGAAAAACCGTCGCATCCACGCTGTACGGAATAATTTCAGCGCTGCGCACCGTCAGACGGTCAGCAACCGGCCGCACGTTCTCACTGTTAAGCGCCTGTTCAACCACTGCCAGCAGATCCGTCGCTGCCGTTCCGTCGCCCTCACGGCTCAGCACGGTAAGCACCACCTCCGCCGGTGCCGGGCTGGTTGCGCTGGCGTCAGCCACTCGCCCGTCAGCGCTTTTAGCGTGAAACTCGTAGGCCGCCGTCGGCCCCGCAACGGACAGCCCTTCAAATGCAGCAGGAACACGCAGGCGCAGCGCCTCATCACTTTCCATTACCGCTGCGACCGGCGGCACCGCGTCGTTATCCGCAGGTGTAACCGTCAGCCGCTTCACGTTGTAGTTGGCCGCCATCTGATCGAGGTCGCCGCCAATGGCATAAGCCACCATGACCGCCTGCGCGGCCTCGTTAATGCGCTGACGCAGGAGGATTTCACGATACGCATTTTCCTGCAGGAGCTTGGTCACAGGTTCAGACTCCAGCTCAAGCGTGCGCCTTACCGCGTCCTGCTCGTCAGCCGGATAAAGGGCTACAAACGCGGCTTTCCGTTCGTTTAACAGCGTTTCAAAATCCGGCACATTCACTATCTGCGGGGCGGGCAGCTGGGAAAGGTCAATGACTGCCATTGTCTGCTCCTGTTGATACGGAAAGTGAAACCGGTGCGCCGTTATCACGCTGCCCGGTAAGCTCAACCACCATCGAACCATCAAAATTGCTGTTTATGGTGATGGAATCGAGGGTAAGCCGTGGCTCCCAGCGACTCAGAGCCACATAGACCGCAGACATAACCTGCAGGCGCAGCGCCGGGTTCTGCGGCTGGTCTATCAGTTCAGACAGAAGCGAGCCGTATTCCCGCCGGGCAATGCGGCTCCCCTGCGGGGTCAGCAGAATATCCCGGACCGACTGGCGCAGGTGGTCCGTGTCGGTAATGGCCCTGCCGTTGCCCTGACTCATGCCGATATACAGCGTCATACCGGGCCTCCCGATGTATCACCCCCGGACTTAACGCCGGTATGACCGTGTTTATCGACTACGATCCCGTTAGAACTCATGGCGCCGCCGCCCTGGGTGACGCCACCATTGATCACCACTTCGCTGTTTATGCGCGTGTTGCTTGCTTCCACCACAAATTCCCCCGTTTTCAGGGTTATGTTATCTGCAGCCTCGATCACCATGGATTTGATACCCCGCACATGCCAGCGGCCGGTCGCGGGTTCATATTCAAACCAGCCACCGTCCGGGTATTCCGTTACGCAGCCGTCCACGGAGTCCGACGGCGGCACGAACTGGTTGGAATAGATTGCAGGTAAGGCAAAAGCGGTTTCCAGATTGCCGCCCATACTCAGCACGACCACCTGCTCATCCGGCGACGGGCACCACCATGTACGGGCACCACCTGCGCGCAGTGTCAGCCAGTTAATCCAGTTGGTTTCAAGCTCGCCAATCTTCACCCGGCACAACCAGTTTTCTCGGTCCACTTCGGTTACCGTGCCGGTGCGGATCAGGTTGGTGATAAGGCGCATGATTTCGGTTAGTTGTGCGTTCATGTCAAAAAATTTGACACACAATTGTCTGAACAAAAACTGCGGGCGATTGTATCGATTCTCAAACAATTCGCTTTAGAAACAACCTAATGAGTAGTAGAGTGTTTTAAACTCATAATAAGTCTGAACATAAGATAATTAACAGGTACTTCACAATGCATGTAAAAAAAGTAGAACTTAAAAAATTCAAAAAATATAAAGATGCATCCATATCATTAAATAATGAGTTAAGCTTGCTAGTTGGCGGAAATAATTCTGGCAAGTCATCATTACTTCAAGCAATGGCCACATGGCAATTCTGCAAAACCCTTTTAGAAATTGAGAAAGGGCGCAAAAGTTGGACCTCTGCAGCAACGAATCAAGGCTTAGGTCTTAGCATCGTTGATTTCACCCCCATGTTCATTCCAACATTAAGTCATTTATGGACTAACTTAAAATCTCAAAAACAAACAGAGATTGATGGATATACTCTTAAAATAAAATTATATTGGGATAATCAATCTGGCATTGAGAAGTTTCTTGAAATAGGTTTATCTTTAGCAAACGACCGACTTTTCATTAAAAACACATCAAGCAACCTGACACTAGATGAAATAGTTGATCAAGATGGATTCCCTGATGACACTAACATACCTCAAATTGCCTACCTCCCACCATTTGCGGGAATTACTGACCGTGAAATACGAATGAGTCCAGCTATGCGTAATCGACTGATTGGACAAGGGCTTTCAGGGGGTGTCATCCGAAATTCATTATATGATATTCATTTGGAGAACCAGAGAAAACGAATCTTATTAAAAGATGGTAAAACGAAAATCTCTTCAAGAGACCTGACAGCCTTACGTTCTAATGATGCATGGGAAATATTACAAAAAACATTATTTGATTTATTTTCCATTAAAATTGAAATCACACCATTTAACGAACAGTACCATAGTTATTTGAGAGTAGACTGTGTTTCCGGTAGCGTTAATGGATATCAATTCACTAAACATCCAAATTTTAATGCTCGTGATATCATGGTAGAGGGAAGTGGTTTTCTTCAGTGGTTGAGCGTTTATACATTAGCTTTGTCTGAAGAGTTTAACGTAATTCTTCTTGATGAACCAGATGCACATCTGCACACACAACTACAGAAAAACCTTACAGAAAGATTAGAAGATATAACCATACAGAAGGGTAAGCAAGTCCTTCTTGCCACTCATTCGACAGAATTGATACGAGCTTATGAACCTTCGAAAATATTAGCGCTGGCAAACTCACGAGGAAAATATCTCAGTTCTGATGACGATAAAATTGGATTGTTAAGTGGCATTGGAACAATGTACAGTCCCAAAATACACAAATTAACTGAAGGTAAAAGATTATTGATAGTTGAAGGTGTCAGTGATGAGAGATTCCTAAAAAAAATATTTACAAAGCTTGAATTAACATGGCCTTCAAATATCGTAACATGGTATTGGACCGGGAAGTCTTCTGAGCGATATCAATTATACAGACAACTGAAAAATCACATTCCAGACTTGAAAGCAATAAGCATCAGGGATCGCGATGATGATTGCGATGCATCTGTAGATGAAAATCTCAAAGATAAAAGCACATCATATGCTGATACAAACTTCCAAGCTTTAAAATGGAGAAGACGTCACATTGAAAATTACTTTCTTGATAAATCTGCCATTTCTTTAGCAGCAGGTGTAGAAGAAGAGGCCGTACATCGTTTTTTTGCTGAACAACACGGACTAGCATTACCTGAGTCAATTATTGCCTCTGATATCCTTCCAGTTATTAAAGATGCTCATGGTAAGGAAATTTTCACTGCCACTAATAATTCCATCAAGCACGAATATTCAGTTACAAGAGATCATGTATTAGAGCAAATGAGCATCGAAAACATATGCGATGACATAAAATATTTTTGTCGAAAATTAGCAGAATTTGCGACACCAGAGTAATCAAAACATATAATCAAATCTTAGATATCTATAAAAAGGGGTTTTAAAAACCCCTTACATTAAAAACAAGAATTTTAATTTAACCGAACCTTTTAGGAATCCAACAAAAAATTATAAACAGAAGTTTATTCAGCTAGCCATTTTAAAAGCATTTCAGAAATCATTCCATTTACTTTATTATTCACTCCTAATAACCTGCGCTTATCATAACGCACTAGCGGTCCATTAGACCTTACCCGGTCACGCAATCCGTAATGGTGAACACGAGCGATGCGCTGGACGTTCCCATCAAACTGCACGCTGGCAGAGTCCGCAGTGGCTGCGGTTTTCAGGTATTTAGTGGTGCGCAATTTGGCGAACATCTGGCGCTTGATGCGCCCCTTTTTACTTCTGGCCGTCACCCGGCGCGGCTCAAAGGCGGTGCCGTCTGGATTGCGCTGCAGCCTGATATTTTGCTGTTGCGACCGGCGCAGCTCCTGCGCCAGTTGTCGCATCATACGGTTGCGGGCTGCCGGTTCCAGATTCGCCAGCAGGGCCGCCAGCCAGTCATCCACCCTCTGCAGGTCATCCACGTTTCACCGTCCACATTTCTTCGGGTACGTCGGGTTCCAGCACCGCTTCAACGCACGATACGGTGCCATCTGTGCTGACAATCACACGCTCCGTGAGCTGCAGATTGAGGCTGATATCACACAGGTCGTTGCTCAGGATATCGACGTCAAAGGTAAAAAGTTTTTCGCGCAGCTCCGGGTTGTTGATGGCGTCCGGTTGATTGGTCGTTAACCAGAGCAGTACGGGCGCCATCACTAAATTCTGGTTGCCGCTAAAGTCTTCAATCACCACGTTCAGGGTGTAGCGATATTCCCATGACATTGAACGGGCGCCGGTTGCGACCAGCGAACCGTTATCAACAAAAAGGTGCAGTTTGTCTGGGTTGTCACGGACATACGCCACCGATTTATTCAGTGCGTTGCGTAAGGACTGCGGCTTGTTCACTGTCTCGCTCCTGACACGCTATGATCGTGTCCACTTTGTCGGCACATACTGCCCAGGCGGCCTCAGTCTCATCCAGCACCTGGTTCAAATCCCCATTACTGCGCGGCGCTGACCTGTCCAGGCGGCATTGCGTCACTTTTGGACAACCACTCACGGTAAGCTGCACCTCCGGCGAGGGCCGGGCGCTCCCGCAGCCGGATAATGTCAGCAGGCAAAGGAGTGTCAGCCCAGCGGCGTAAATCCTCGTTTTCACGTTTTAGCTCCTCGATCCGGCGCTGGCGACTCCGCAACAGCGCGGAAGCCTCCTCCGCTGCAGCATAAAGTTGCATCTGCGCCCGGCTGTTAGTTTCGGTAAGAATGGAGAGGCTGATGAGCTGGCTGTTTTTCTTCGCCAGCTCCTGCTTGTTCCTTTTAAGCGCCTCAGCCTGCGTCCCGATGGTGTGACCGGCATTGTTAAGCCGCCATGACTGCCAGCCCAGCAGTGCTAGCACCAGGGCCAGGATCACCGCCAGCGCGCGCGTCATGCCCCTGCCCCTTTAAGACACCAGGCAAGCTCACGGGCGCGCCTGTTTTCCAGCCCTTTACTCCTTTGACCATTTATATAAACCCAGCGGGGGAGCTGGTTGCACGCCTGCCACCACTGCTGGCGATTGATGTAAGAAACCATTGTTGACCGGCAGATTGCCCCCGTTCCGACATTAAAGCCGATACTGATCAGGGCATCGTAAACATGCTGAGGTGGCTTAACCTGCAGGCAGGCTTCAATCCTTTTTTCCGTCAGCAACACGTTATTAATCAGCCCCTGCGCGGCCTGTCGCTCCGTTATGGTTTTGCCCGGCACTACCCCGGACGTATTGCCGATCCCGTCAGTCCAGACCCCGGCGCTGCACTGGTATGGCTGCAGGCGGCACCCTTCGAAATCAGCAATCAGTTTCAGCCCCTCGACTGAGGTATGAAGCGACTGAAAGCCCGGCAGCGTGGCGGCAATCGCCAGCACCGCGCCGACCAGGCAACGCTTAACGATTGAAGGATTCATATTCCCCCCTGGATATTCTGCCGTCCCGCAGCAGCTGGTAGGCTTTCCAGCGTAAATAACAGGTCACCGCTGCAGTAATAATCCCCAGCGCAAGACCGGTAATAGTCGATACATCTTTAAGAGACAAATCGCCGAGCCATGCCAGAAGCAGGGCAACGCAGTAAGTGATAAAGGCGCTGATTCGTTCAAGCGTCATAGTTCAGTCCCATAACTGGACAGTCTGCGCAGTGGTTGACGCCGTGATATCCGGCAGCTCCACCTGCAGCCCGTGCGGTAAAAAGGGGCCATATTCAGCCAGCCCCGGATTCGCCTGCAGCACCTGTTCAGTGACCCCCTGCGTGCGCCCGTAATGGCGCCAGCAGAGTGCGTCCACCGTGTCATACTGATGCGCACGCACTTTCATCAAATCAGCTCCACCGTCATATGCGGCATATCGCGCAGGCGGGACTCCGCCCAGCGCACATCGCGCCACAGCTCGCCTAAGGTTGTTTCGATATCTTCGGCTTTCTTGCTTCCGTCGCCGGTTGCGTCAAAATCGCGATAGCGCTCAACCAGGTTTGCTTTTGCCCAGCAAAACACCGCACGGCGATACAGCATGAGCCGCTGGCTTTCGCCGTCGATCACATCAGCAGGGACGTCGGCCAGGCTCGCATACCCCTGTGCCCGTTGTTTCTCGCGGAACTCATAAAGATCGGCGTTAACTTCAGCAATTGCTGTCAGCAACGCCAGACGCAGGCGTGGATCGGTGACACTCCCATCCATGCGCATATCACGGCGGAACTCTGAAACCCTGACATCAGGCCAGAAACTGGTGTTTTTAATAACGTCCTGGGTACTTTCCCCGGCCTGTTCCGGCGAAACGAATTGCATATTTCTGGCACTCCCAAATAGTTGGGCGGTGGACGGGGTTTTGACGCGGCATAAAGCCTGTCGCCACCCCGTGCCGCCCCGCGCGTTGGCACGATTCGTTAAGCCGACATCGCCTGTCGCAATCGGCTTTCAAGCTTGTTGATTTCGGTTTTGACGCCAGAACTGTTATCCAGCTGCAGGGCACGCTTCAGATGGTTAAGTGCCGCCACAGCCTGACCGTTATCCCGCAGCGCGTAGCCCATCGCCTTATGAAGCCGGGCGCGCGACTGATCCGGCATATCCTGACCTTCAACGATATCGAGCACCTGGGTAAGAATGGCGGCACTGAATGATTCACCGGCAGAAAAAGCACGCATTGCCGCGTCGGCAAACTCTTCCGCAACAGCGGTCCCGCAGGTCCGGTTGAATCGCTGCGGCAGGACCCAGCCGTGTTTAATGGCATGACGGGCAATGTCCAGCGCGCCGGTATAGTCTCCGGCATCAATGCGCCAGATCATGACGTACATCGCCACGTCGTCCTGGCCTGACGCGTCAGCATCCAGTAAACCGGCAATCCATGAGGCATACGCGGGAAGAAACTCACGTTTGAGCTGAGCCTTGCGCTCATTTGACTGGACGGTTTTAAGGCGCCTGCGGTGTTCTGTCAGCTGTAACAGCATCTGGTTGTAGCCCGTCAGGCTGGCATTACTGCCGCCCTGCCGGGCGGCATCCTGTGCCTGTACATACTGAGTGTGAGCACGGAACGGATTCATTTATCACGCTCCGGCGCCAGCACCGCCAGCTGCTTGCGCATCAAGCGCGCCTTTCACCGCTGCCGTGACGATTTCCTGGATGGTTTCAGTTGTCAGCGCTGGGCTGGCATTGCCATCTGCCTGCACGGGCAACAGTTCGATGTTCTCAACCAGGCAAACGCCATCGTAATCTTCGACAACATACGCCTCGTTAACGGACTCGAAGTTCTCCACGCGGTCACGCTTAGGATTGTCGATGACCGAACGGCGGCGGGAGCCTGATTGCCAGTAAATAGACAGGTTATCCAGGCGGGTGATCAGCATGGCATTCGCCGGGAAGAACGGCGCACGAACGGCCGGGAGGTTGCCGATACGCTTCTGGCTGACGATGAGATCTGCCGCCAGCGCTTCGCTGTTTGGCTGGTCACGGTTGACGATCGGGAAATATTTATCCGCCAGTAACTGGCGCCCGACGATAACCACAAGCTCCGTATCTTCCTGATACCACGGCGCGATTTTCTCATTCACGGCGCCCATAACCAACGCATCCAGATTCAGGAAATCACCGCCTTTACCGACACGGATAGTCTGAGAAATCACCTCGCCTTCGGACACGATCTTATCCATCACCTGAACGGGTTTCTCCTGGCGGATTTTTTCCAGCCAGCCGATATTCACATCCTGCAGCAGTGGATAGGTCGCGCGGTCTGACGTTTTCTCACGCTTCACGCCGTTGAAGCCGATCATGATGCGGTCAAGCGCCTGGCGGGTAATGATGGCGTCACGGATGCGCGTCTGGAAGTCCTGGAATTTGGCCCATAAATCCAGCTTCGCATAGGGCAGCGCCGTATCAGAGTTAGTCTGGGTACACTTGTACCCTTCACCGTCGATGTAAGTCGGATCAACGGGTTCACGGTCTTTCTGGGTGGTATCAGTATTTCCGGCAATACTGGAACCAATACCCAGCCCCAGACGCTCGCCGGACTGCTCATCAACCGGGATAATGTTGATTTTCTGCAGGAACGAGGAAGACTCCTGGATTTTCGTTTCCAGCGTCTGCGCCACTGACGGCTCAGCCGTATATTTCGAGGCGATATCGCTCACAGATACGCCGTTGAGTTTGGCGAGCTGCGTCAGATAACCGTTAAATTTAAAGCGAGTCTCTTTTTTCATTGTGCTTTTGCTCCGTCAGCAATCGGTGGTTTGTTCTGCGCCGTTATTGCCGGTCGCATTAGGGCGGCGTTCGCTGCGGCTGTCCTGAGTGGAAAGCTGCTCACGCAGGGTGGAGAGTGCGCTGGTTGTCTCATCAACAACCTTTTGCATATCGCTCAGCTTGTTGCTGAAATCGGTTTGATGGGTGCTGACCTGCTCCGCCAGCGTCTGATGCTCACGCGCGATGGTTTCAACAGCCTGATTCACATCAGCAAAGCGGGCGTTATCATCGGCGCCTTTGCGGGACAGCAGCTCTTTCACGCGGGTAAACAGGCTGGTTTTTTCCGGCACGTCCTCAAACTCGATCAGCGTTTCAACAGCAGCGGTAAACAGGTTGTCTTTGTCCAGCTTGCGGCGGGCCAGGGGGTTATGTTCTGCGCTGGCACTGAACTGCAGCATTTCAGTGCCGAGGCTTGCCGGATCGTCAGTAATCGCCAGGCCAACCAGATAAGCGGAGCCGGTATCGGCAAAGCTGGTGTTAACTTCCATTGAGGTGAAAAGCTTCTGCCAGTTGCTGGTCATCATGACCAGATCGTCAGTCGGGGCAATCCAGCCATACAACGCCATTTTCCCGGATAATGCCCCTTCGGTGATTTCTTCCGCTTCCAGCTTTTCCACCATGCCAAAACGACGGAAAGGCCCATCAGGGGTGAAGCCCTTGATGTGTTCCATATTGATCAGCGCGGTGTATACCTGCGGGTTATAGCTCGCTGCCATCTGGGTGAGCCATTCACGCTCAATAACGCGCCCGTCAGTAGTGGCCCCTTCGACCCCAATACGAAAACGCTTAGATTTTTTTGCCATCGGTCCGGCTCCGGTTAGTTAGTTCGTAACACGTTCAGAGCCTTATGTTTGCGGTGATGGGCGCGTGTAAACAACGCGTTGGGCTTGTGCGAACTCCCACACAATGCGAAGCCGGGGAAAGTGCTGATTTGAGGCCGTATGTTTGTGCCATGACAACACTGACCCCCGCAGACCTCGATCCCCGTCGTCAGGCAATGCTGATGTACTTTCAGGGATACCGCGTAGCCCGCATTGCTGAAATGCTGGGCGAGAAAGTTGCAACCGTTCACAGCTGGAAAAAACGCGATAAGTGGGGCGAATATGGCCCACTGGATCAGATGCAGCTCACCACCGCCGCACGTTACTGCCAGCTCGTCATGAAGGAGCAGAAGGAAGGAAAGGACTTTAAAGAAATTGACCTGCTGGCGCGTCAGTCAGAACGACAGGCCAGGATCGGCAAATTTAACAACGGCGGGAATGAAGCAGACCTGAATCCCAACGTGGCGAACCGCAATAAAGGCCCGCGCAAGCCGCCGGAAAAAAACCTGTTTACCGACGAGCAGATCGAAAAGCTCGAAGAGATTTTCCGCGCCGGAATGTTCGAGTACCAGCGCCACTGGTGGGATGCTGGCATCAAGCACCGTATCCGCAACCTCTTAAAGTCACGCCAGATCGGTGCAACCTACTATTTCGCCCGTGAAGCGTTGATAGACGCGCTCACCACGGGGCGAAATCAAATCTTTCTGTCAGCGAGTAAAGCTCAGGCGCACGTTTTTAAACAGTACATCATCGACTTTGCAAAAGAGGTGGACGTTGAGCTGAAAGGCGATCCGATGGTGCTGCCTAACGGCGCGTGCCTTTACTTCCTCGGTACAAATGCCCGTACCGCGCAGAGCTATCACGGCAATCTGTATCTTGATGAGTATTTCTGGATACCGAAATTCCAGGAGCTGCGCAAGGTGGCCTCCGGTATGGCGCTGCACAAAAAATGGCGTCAGACCTATTTCTCTACCCCTTCCAGCCTGACGCACAGCGCCTACCCGTTCTGGTCTGGCGCCCTGTTCAATAAAGGGCGCCCGAAAGCCGACAGGGTGGAATTTGACCTTTCTCACAGTAGCCTGGCGCACGGCGTTTTATGCCCTGACGGCCAGTACCGCCAGATAGTCACCATTGAAGATGCCGTAAACGGCGGGTGTAACCTTTTCGACCTGGACCAGCTGCGCCTGGAGTACAGCCCGGACGAATACAACAACCTGCTGATGTGTCAGTTTGTTGACGATCTGGCGTCCGTGTTCCCGCTGGCGTTGCTGCAGTCCTGCATGGTTGACAGCTGGGACGTGTGGGACGATTTCGAACCGCTTTTACTGCGTCCGTTTGCATACCACCCTGTCTGGATTGGCTATGACCCGGCAAAAGGAACGCAGAACGGTGACAGCGCCGGTTGCGTGGTCATTGCGCCTCCCGTCGTCCCCGGCGGTAAATTCCGCATCCTTGAGCGTCACCAGTGGCGCGGGATGGACTTTCGCGCCCAGGCCTCAGCGATTGAGGAAATCACCAGACGCTACAACGTGACCTACATCGGCATTGACTCGACCGGCGTTGGCGATGGCGTTTACAAAACGGTTAAGCAGTTCTTCCCTGCTGCGCGTGAGTTTGTCTACAACCCGACCGTTAAAAATGCCCTGGTGCTTAAAGCCTACGACATCATCAGCGGGCGCCGTCTGGAATTTGACGCGGGTATGCTGGATATCGCGCAGTCCTTTATGTCCATTCGCCGTTCGACCACCGCCAGCGGCAACCGGCCAACCTACGAAGCAGCCCGCACAGAGGAAGCCAGCCACGCGGATTTAGCCTGGGCAACCATGCACGCACTTTATAACGAACCACTGGCAGGAGCTTCCGCCAGTACCAGCAACATCGTGGAGATTTTTTAATGGCTAACCGCAAAAACCGCAGCAAAACACCGCGCGGCCAGACCGCCACCGATACGGCCAACATGGTCAGTAATGCACATGCGGAGGCGTTTACGTTTGGCGATCCGATCCCCGTGATGGACCGCCGGGAATTATTTGATTACCTGGAGTGCGTGCAGGTAGACCGCTGGTACGAACCACCGATCAGCATGGATGGCCTTGCGCGAACTTACCGCGCCGCCGTGCATCACTCCAGCGCTATTCAGGTAAAACGCAATATTCTTACCAGTACCTTCATCCCTCACCGCTGGCTGTCTAAACAAGCCTTTTCACGGTTCGCCCAGGACTTTCTGGTATTCGGTAATGCCTACCTTGAAAAACGCATGAACCGGTTAGGGCAGATCATGGAGCTGCGCGCCTCGCTTGCCAAATATACCCGTCGTGGCATTGACCCGGACACCTACTGGTTTGCACAGTATGGCTACAACTCACAGCCCTATCAGTTCGATGAGGGAAGCGTGTTTCACCTGATGGAACCCGACGTTAACCAGGAGCTTTACGGGATGCCGGAATACCTCTCCGCCATTCCCTCCGCCCTGCTGAATGAATCGGCCACGCTGTTTCGCCGTAAGTATTACCTAAACGGTAGCCATGCTGGTTTCATCATGTACATGAGCGACCCCGCCGCCGATCAGAAAGACGTGGACAACATACGCGAAGCACTTAAAAAATCGAAAGGACCAGGCAACTTCCGCAACCTGTTTATGTACAGCCCGAACGGTAAGAAAGACGGTATTCAGATCATCCCGCTGTCAGAAGTCGCAGCGAAAGATGAGTTTCTTAACATCAAAAACGTGAGCCGTGATGACATGCTGGCAGCTCACCGCGTACCACCCCAACTGATGGGGATCATTCCGACGAATACCGGCGGATTTGGTGATGTCGAAAAAGCTGCGCGCGTGTTCGTACGCAATGAGCTGATGTCTTTACAGAAGCGAATGATGGAAGTTAACGACTGGCTGGACGATGAAGTGATTAGTTTCGAACCATATATCTTAGATGCACGAGATTAGAACAAAAAAAGGCGCTCTTAAGAGCGCCTTTTTACATCTTTGCGTTAGCAAACAGCATACGCGCCATCAAATCCAACAGAATGCACCTTCTTTGATGCAACCTCATTACTACGACGTTGGATTACCTTTGCAATGCTTTTTAGAATTGAGGGGGATGCGTTTCTAACCTTTACCTGCTTCAGGACTTTGGTAGCACCAAATTTTACAACCAGCACACCAAAGATTTCATCAGAGTAAGATTCGGAAATTGAATAAACGCCGCTCAAATCCAGATCTACTGAGTTCCCCTCTTTGATAAAAACTTCAATCTTGTGTCGCTGGGGGATAGCCTGATTGCGCGAAGCCAGGTCACCCTCGGGTAACTTGTATGCGATTTTGTTCATTACTCTCCTCCTAACGCCCGCATGATTTCCATAAGCTGAGGGTCATTTTCTTCGTTATCGTTATCTACTGCCAGTTGATGAATCTTAAAGCGGCATGAAATCGCAACACCCGGCCAATCATTACTTAACTCAGTGTAGCTCACTTCATCACCAATTGCCTCTAAGCATACATTTCCTGTAGCCAGTTGCAATTCCCCGTTGTATGTTTTTACCAATTTCATCAAGTGGTACAACCCAAGCCCTTGATGGTTATTCTCTTTTTCTTTTACAGCAACCCCATTACCAAACATACTTCCACCCATAAAATCCTGAGGAAGCTGTTGCGCCCAATCATCCTGTAGATCGGCATGTTTTGAAGAATGCCCTTCCTGGATACACCATGCGATAGCATCACGATGAGTTTCAATACCCTGAATGCCTGCTCGCCGTAGCTCCCTCAGAAAGCCCAACCCGCAATCGGCTAAAGAAAACTCTAAGTAATGCTCCTGTCTATTCGTATGAGGGACTGCCGAGCGTTGTGCAAATGAGAAGCCTGTCGATTTACCATGTGACCAGACGTTATCATGAAGCTCGCCTATCACATGAGTCAGGTCCGTAAGCCCCTTTGGGTAGTCTCGCGGATCACGCTCAGGGAAAGTTAACTGCCTTACGCAACTGTTAATGCTACTGGTTGCGGTATCAACAGCCTCAACATTCGTTAGAGCTGTAACTAAACTGTAATTTTTTCCAACATTAACACGCTCTTGCTGATACTGGTCCTGTCCCCATAACGCTCCCTGCAAATTTATGGCTCTCATGTAGTCAGGGCTGGATAAGGTACAGTTTTCCTCAGCAATCCGATGATGGTTTACGTAAGCGGCTAATACGGTAATAAATCCGGGGTGCCAGTGGTTGTTTGGCAAAAGTAACTTGTTCTCATCTTTCTGATGAAATGCAGCTGTGTGAACAATAGCGTCTTTTAATCCTAAACCCATTAGCCGAGCCTTTTTTGTCGATTTTTGCTCATCATATAACTTAGGTGTTTTCAGAGCAAAGCCAACTCTGAAACTAAGGTTAAAATCGCTCACATCCGACCATATCACCCAAAACCGCGCGCTCGTAGCCCCGCCACGCCTGCCCGCTTTATGTAATGGTTTTCATGCAGGTGCATGACATAAGCGAAAGCGCGCCAGAACTGGCGAGCCTGTATTAAAACGATCCTCGAGCGATCATGCGATCTCATGCAGCATAGACATGCGCACTAACGAGGAAAATGAAAGCCTTATCCGAATGACTGCATGAGAAACAAAGCTGAGGTTCATAAATGCTCTAACCGTTGGTAAGATCTTAACGAACACATAGGGTTATTAGCCAAATCGGATATGGTCAAAGATATAATCGGACCGGTGGAAGATTTCTAAAAGTGAGTGCTCCGGCTAAGTAGGATACTTATTTATGCGAGCCTGCGAGACAACATAGGTTATATGGACATGAAAAATAAGAAATACATGTTTGAACACCATGATGAATCATTTGTATCCAAAGAAGTTCAAGCTCTGATCAACAACGGTCTGGAATTTCTGGATAAGGCACGCGAAGAACTGGAGGCCTCCAAGCCAAAATTTTCGATTGTAAGTTTCTGGACAGCTGTAGAGATCATGTTGAAAGTGCCGCTTGTACATGAACACTGGAGCCTAGTGTGCTCCGGGAGAAAAATTGAGAAAGCAAAATATCTTGCCGGTGATTTCCAGTCGATCACTTACGATGAAACCTGTCAGCGATTAGGTGATGTGCTTCAAAATCCACTGCCGAAAGAAACCATCGCCGTATTCAAAAAAGTAAAAGACCACCGCAACCGGGTGGTTCATTTTTATCATTCCGACTTCACCGACACTCAAGTGAAAACAATCCTTGATGAACAGGCTGACGCTTGGTTTGCGCTAAACCGTTTTATGCGGGATCAATGGTTCTACCTTTTTGGTGAACCTCTGAGCTCAAAGTTGGCATCAGATGAAGACCGTATGCTCAGGAGTTCATTGTTTTATGCTGATGCGAAATTTCGTTATCTCCAGCCCATTCTGGATAATCTCAGTAAACAGGGATGCACGATCTCAACCTGCCGTGCTTGCTCCAAAGAATCTGCCGTTGACATGCCTATCAATGAGGAGAGCGGGAATACTCTTCACGAGAAAAATTGCTTAGTCTGCGGTTGCATGGCTGAACCTTATGTCGAAGTTACATGCCCTGGTTGCGGGGCAAGGCAGGATCTGGACGCTAACTTTGAAACGAATTTCAATTGCATTAACTGTAATTATTCATCATCCCGATACGACTTACTGGATGAGTGGGATGGCAAACCGGAAGATTTTAGTTATTCGGGTCTTCCAGCAAGTTGTTCCGATTGCGGGGGCTGTGAAACCGTATGTGAGTTCGGAGGGGGATATTTGTGCACAAACTGTCTTGTTTTTCATGATTCAATCAGTACTTGTGACTACTGTGGAGGAAGCTGTACATCAGTCAGTGAAATGAGTGGGCTGGTTGGCTGCGGATTTTGTGACGGAAATACTAAGTATCTTAATGACTGAAATTGACGCAAGTGCGCGATCACTTATCAAAATGACCGCCACACATAACGCCTAGTTTCACTCGTTGTTCAACCTTGTCCCCATCAGAACTAATGCTTTCGGGGACAAAGTTTCAGTGTAACCAGCTGTCATCCTCCCAGACCTGCTGCATAATTTCCATCACTCGCTTTTTGTCTTCATCCAGTTTTAACCCGCTCAGTTCAACGCCGTTGGCACTGCCTTTGCGAATACGAATTGCTGTTTTGGGATACAGAGGGCGCAAATTACGGTAAAGCTCGAATTCAAGGGCGTCCAGTGTAGGCTGGTTAATCTTCTGCTCTTTATCGATCATTATTTCAATGCGCATACAGATTCCTTTTAACTGGTTACGTCCATCGACCGGCAGTAATCATGGCTACGGATTTTCGCCATCAACTCGTCGGTCAGTTCGGACACCCACTGGATAGCAAGGCGTTTCTCTTCTTCGCTACACTCACTAGCCGCTACAAGCTTAATAAAGAAATCAATACGCTGGAGTTTCAACGACTCCAAAAGATAGTCCTGCATTTTCCCTCCTATCCTCACTACGGGATAAACCAGCCAGCATCCCCAGGAAGAGATACTGACAACTGTATATATATCCACTGTTTATATATACAGTATAGAAGGATTTTGAGGTTGTAAAATATTTTTTATCAATCAATCAGATGAGTCTGTTTGCTGAGGTTAATCATTAACTTCACTCACCGTCAGACCTGACCATGTTGATCACGGGCTATTCCCGCGCTGAAAATGCACGCTTCATTCGGTTCAAAAGGTCATCCGCCTGCTGTTTAATCTCCACAATCTGGGACGGCAGACACTGAACACCTGCCGCAACACGATTTCGGACAGTAAGGCGCCCTTCATCAACCGTTAACACCTGATCGCCAAAGGCAACCACCGCGCCAGAAATCAACGAACGGACCATTCCGGCACTGGCATCCACGCCACGCAGAGCCAGCAGCTCACTAATTTGCTTTTCCTTCTCCGTCATAGGGCTGGCTTTTGGCCTCACTTTTACGCGCTTGTTGGATGCCTTTGCCGCTTCGCTCAGCCGCTGCGCTATCACCCGTTTTTCTTTCCGGGATAAAGAGCCCATATCCGCCCAGCAGGCACAGTCATTCATGACCGTGCCGCCAGGATCGGCGTGTTTTCCAACCTCCCGCGGCTCCCGCGTACAGTTATTGACAGAACTCCGAGGGGCGGCGTGGCCGCCTGAAAAATCAAGGTCAAAACCTGAAACGCCGTCGGCCTGACGTTTCGGCACGATTTTGTATTTGGTAGTGCGCGTATGAATCAGCGATTCCGGCCCACGGATCGGGGAATAAACGCCGGAAATTTTGGAGACGTCATCCCCGTAGAGGTTGCCGTTTTCGGTGACTTCATAGCTGAGGCGCACGCGCAGGAGATCACGAGGAACCAGCGGACCACCCTGCGCACTCACGTACAAATCCCACGCACTGCTGTCGGCGGCCTGACGCACTGGCTCAATTTCGGGGTGCAGGACCAGCTCACGATCACCGAGGCGACGTAATTCACGCCAAACAGTTACCGGTGCGCCGCCTATTTGCTGGAACTGACGGATCGCCCAGCGAGACGCCCAGGCACTTACGCGGCGGGCCATTTCTTTCAGAGGCTTGCCGGTTTCATCATCCAGATCGTCATCAAGCTGATAGCCATCAATATTTTTTGAAATGTATTTGGCGATATAGCCCGTTGCGCTGCCCTTCTCTTTCTCGATGGGTTTCATTTCGAAGCGGTTTTCAGCGGCGCCAGGCTCATTCCCATCCTCACGCATGGCGTGCTTACGAAAGATTGCTGTTGCCGGTTCGATATGCTCCGGGCGCATGAAAAGCAGGAGGTGCCAGTGCGGGGTTTCGTCGTGGTGAGGCTCAACAACGCGAAAGCCAAACACGCGAATACCATTGCGCAGCCAGGCCGCACGCGTGCGCGCCCATACCTTGCAAAGATATTTCTGCGTTTCACGCGGTGACGCGCCGCTGTATTTGTTGTTCCGGCGCCCGTCGTACTGCATTGAGTGGTATTTGGATGGAGCGGTAAGCGTGAAGAACGCCCCGGACAGCCCGGCCTCATTCGCTAAATCTTCGAACCCACGCATGCGCGCCATCAGTTCACGGCGTCGGTTGGCTGGGTTGGCAACACTGCCGGCCACTTTATCAATCAGCGATACGCGCTCTCCGGTGTCCTCATCTTCCAGCTCCATCGCTTTAAGAAATTCGCGGTTGGCTTTCTTTTGCGCCGTCCATTCCTGCAAACATGGGTCACTGCAGTACGGTGCGGATTTTTTGTGAACATACCCGGCTGCAACCATCAGATGCTCACGCCAGCGAGCATGCATACGGCGCAGACGATTAAGCCACCACTGCGGAGACTGCAGGCGGGCCACTGCTTTCAGTGCGTCTTCCGCCTCCAGTTCTTCTTTGCAGTAGGCCGTCCAGCACGGGACCGACGTTTTGAGGTGATTGGCAAGAAACCCCATGCGGCCATAACCTGAAAGGGTGGAGAAATGGGGATCGGACGTGCGGGCCATTTGGAAATCAAACTCGCGGTTAAACTCGCTACCCAACAGGTCAGCAAGGTTATGCGCCAGTCGTTTCAGCTCTCTTTTGCCAGCCCAAAGCAGGCGCCAGAATTGTTCACGCAGAGGCAACAAAGCCGCAGGCATAACCCCCTGCGGCAGATACTGCTCGTTGACCTGATCTATACGACTCAGAACGAATCGTTCAAAGGTATTGATTAGCCAGGCATCAGCCGCTTGTTTGTCTTTACGGTCTACCTGTTCAAGTTTTTGAGCATACATACGACGGACAAAATGAGGCAGCGAAGCCAGGCGACGACGAACCGCCCGGCCCCGGTCTGGTGCTTCATCCGTTTCTGCCAGTTCGGCAATCGACAAACGCTTGCGATTGCCGTCCGGCGTCAGATACATAATCCCCGGCGCCGCATCGGCTTGTTTAAAACCGCCGATTGCAGGACGCGGAGCATTCCATGCGTATGGGAAAACGGTGTCAGACATTCTGACACCCCATCATGTAAGCACGGACAAACGCCGTTGCGGCCTCAGCGTTTAGGGCATTTCCGTAAGTTCGAATTCGTCCCACTCTGGAGGCAGCCCCATTAACCAGAGGCTTAAGGCTGGGTTTAACTGGCCGCCACTTTCCATCTCTGCACAACAGCCAGTCAGCATCTCTCCAGAAACCGTTAACCGGACCGGGCCTGCTATCTGTGCTACTACGTCCAGACGGTCTATCGAGATTTTCCCATTGCGAATCCGCCCCCCAGGATATCCCCCCTTGTGATCGCTCGCCGTTGGCGTGGGCCAACCAGCCATCTTGACCAGCTGCGCAAGGCTGCTGCCGGACATTCCCGCGGTAATCCCCTGCCCTCCCCGCCTGCTGTCGCTTGCGCTCGGAGTAGTCCAGCCCGAAAGCTGCGCCGCTGTCTGAAGGTTTAACCCACCCTGACGTCCCGAATTGCTCGGATGTTTCCAGGCATTCGCTGTTGGTGTGGGCCACCCAATAAGCTCGGTCTCTGATATTCGGCGCACCGACGCTCGCAGCCGGAAACGCGCACGCCCCGAAGGCATAGCCCAACGCTTCCACGTCAGCTTGTACAAGGTCGATCCAGTCATTCGCGTCAGAGCTTGCAGATTGTTCGCCAAAGACGACGACAGGGCGGCGCTTCCCGACCAGCCAATGCATGGAGGGCCATAAGTGCCGCTCGTCATCAAACCCTTTTCCTTTGCCTGCCGCGCTGAAAGGTTGGCATGGGCAGGAGCCTGTCCATGCTGGTCGCTCGTCCGGCCAGCCAGCACGGCGCAGGGCATATGACCAAACACCAATCCCTGCGAAGAAATTGACCTGAGTAAAGCCTCGTAAATCGTCGGGTCTGACATCTTCAATACTCCTTTCATCAACTACCCCCGGCATAATGCGACCGGCGGCCATATGGACACGCAACTGCTCAGCTGCGAACGGATCTATCTCGTTGTAATAAGCCCACGCCCTCACGCCTGCACCTCATACTTCACGCTGCAGTCAGGACCGGTTGCAGGATCAAATCCAAGCCAGTGACACGATTTTGAGGTAGCAATAATTTCCACGGCAGACTTACCGTCACCAGCCGCAACGCCCATACTGCGGTTTGCGGTAAGGCGGTGATGGGTGAAATTCCGATAAAGGGAACGAGTAAGTGGGGTGTCACTGTTTGAAACGATGACCGGATGGCCTTCTGACGAGCGGCGCTCAAGAATAGATGCCAGACGATATTGATCGTCCTCTGTAAAACCGGCAGTGTGGTAATTACTAAAAGTCCCGTCATAAGGAGGGTCGCAATAAATCACATCGCCCGTCTGCAACAAAGACAACGTTTCTTCGTAGTTAGCGCAAACAAAGGTGGCTCGCTTCGCTTTCTCAGCAAATGCGCGAATTTCACTCTCAGGAAAATACGGCTTTTTATAATTACCGAAAGGGACGTTGAATACACCGCTTAGGTTGTAGCGGCATAACCCACGATAACAATGGCGGTTTAGATAAAGAAAATATACAGCACGGTGAAGTCGGTCTAATTGCGGATCATGGTTAAACGCTTCACGCACACGATAATAATTTTCAGCGACAATAAAACTTTCAAAAACCGCCTTAGCAAGATTAATAAAGTTTTCTGTATCTTCTGCAATAGAACGATACAGATTAATTAAATCTGGATTGATATCTGCGACAAGATAATGAGGATAGTCTGTTGCCATCATCACAGCGCAGGAACCCGCGAAAGGTTCAACCAATCGCGGGCCAGCGGGAAGGTGTTTTTTCAGTTCGGACATAATGGCGGTTTTGTTTCCCGCCCATTTCAGGATAGTGCTCATACAACACCTCCGTTGTAGTGCTTGCCTTTAAGTTCTGCGATTTCCTGACAGGTCACACAGCAATGCACGCCCGGAATAGCGCGGCGGCGAGCTGGCGGGATGGGAGCATCACACTCCGCACAGAGAACACGGGAAACGCCCGGCACTCTGGCGCGGGCATTGTTAATATGGCGCTCACGATCTTCCTGTTCGCGCTGCTGGGCGAGGTCCATTGAATCAGCCATTAATACAACTCCTGCGCTTCGTTCTGGATTCGTACCGCTTCAACGCGAAGCAGTTCAGCCGCCTCGATATGGCTCAACTGACGTGAAACGATACGCACGGCCAGACTATCCAGACGAGCCGCCATTGCATCAGCACGGCAACGGCGCTCATCCAGGCGCGTTTCATTTAACAAAGCGAACAGACCAGCATCGTCTGGGCCTGTTTTCGTTGAGTGGGTTTTAGTATTTTTCATATTCATTTCCTCAGAACGCGGGCAAAAAAATGCCCGGCGGGTTTACGCCATAAAAAACGGGTTAATTACTTAGATATAACCAGAAACAGGGACAGGCTTACTTTTAATTTGGTTGATAATTTCAGCCTGCAAACCTTCTTTAAATTCTTTGCAGCATTCCCATTCAGGGTCGACACGCAAAACAGCACCATCACGGGTTTTAATTTCAAAACCTTCCGCCATATTCGGGATGATCACGCCTAGAATAATTCTCAGCTCATTACGAGACATGTTTCACTCCTTTAATAATTAAACGAGCAATGCGAATAATTAAAAAAGCTGACGGCTTTGCCGTTTTTGTTTTCAGCCCGTTTAATAATTTGGACTGATCGCGGCACGGATGCCAGCGCTTGCCGTTATCTCCTGCAATCCAGCCGTGGCCGTAGTGCATTGCCGGGCTTTGCTTTACCAGGAGCGAGGCAAAAGAGGGTTCGTTTTTCAGCATGACCACCTCACATAAACCCGAAAGTCGCACTGATACCTGTAACCGTATCAATTGTGCTAGCCATGGCTGGGTTAGCCTGCAGGCGCGCCTGCATGGAGATCGCAGCCAGCGCCATAAGGCGGGTGACAGAGTTGATGCTGCTAATCACATCACGGCGGCCAGCTGTAGTCCCTACTTCGCCGGACACAGCACCTGCAGCCACACGACCGATTTCAGCTGTCGCGCTCATGACGTAATGCGGGAGTTTTTCTTTTGCCACTTCGTTCGTAGGTACGCACGGCAGGCAATGAATCTGAGCCAGGAAACCATCAACCAGCGTGGAGTCCTCAGTGATATCCGTCAGCAGCCAAATTTCCAGCGGTGTGAGCTGATGGGGCTGCTCAGGGTTAAGCTTGTTGCGCAGGGTCTGGACCTTCATTCCTGAGCGCTCTGCCAGCTTCACCATATTGTGACGCAATGCGAAAGCACGGCAGGCTTCATCAAAGTGTGGATGTTTGGAAACACGATAATCAAACATGATGTAAATCCTTTTCTATCCCAAAATGGAACTATCAGGCTTGCATTGTGACTTCGCAGCCTTGGGCCGCTTCCATCGTCAACGCGAACATGTTGATTTCGATAAGGCTGTTAACTCCGGCTTTTTTCCTGATGGGTAGGCGGTTTTCGCGGATCATCTGGCGGGCATAGCTAGGCTTGTAACCAGTGCGTCGGCAGAACTCATCCAGTGTGATGAATGGCTCAGATACCACAAGGTTGATGCTGGGGCGCATTGAAAAATTACGATTCATGATGCACTATTCCTCAGTTTGTGTTTTAAAACTTCACTATTCGGAACTATTCGCAACCATTCCGAACACCACAAAACCGATGATAGGATCGCATTTTAAATATGTCAAACACAAAAGAAACCCCTAAGGCGATCTCACCTTACAACTTCACATCTCAAAGTGGAGGTAAAGAAGCAATTACTCGCATCCTTCAGGCTTATGGATTCAGTACAAGACAGGCTTTGTGCGATCATCTAGGAGTATCTCAAAGTACAATGGCAAACCGTTGGATGCGCGATACTTTTCCGCACGACTGGCTTATTGCATGTCACCTAGATACTGGCGCATCTATGCTTTGGCTTACTACAGGGCAAGGCAGTCCCGCCACAAAAACAATCAATGACAGTGGATTGCTTTTGCAATTAAAAGAAATCTCAAACGGGATTTACTCATCATCTGAACAGGTCCGTTATGACGCCTGCCTTATCCCCGCAGATTCAACAGCTCCTTTCTTGGTGAAGTTTGAAAAGGCTTTCTATCTTGTGGATGAGTTCAAGGGAGAAATCAATGATGGAATCTGGTTGATTAAATTAGATGGTTTTCTGAGCATCAGGCAAGTTTATCGCCTTCCAGGCGGGCGCTTACGTGTAGAGAATGGCCCAGCATCCTTTGAATGCACCCCATCGGATATTGAAGTTAACGGTAGAGTGATCAGTAAAACAGCATTTATAGAATGATCGAATACGACTTTATATGGAAATGAGTTGAGGCTACTAGCATGAAAAAATTAATGGCAATCGTAACGTTAGGTTTAGTGTTTTTGGCAACACAGCCCTCATATGCACGCAATTATCCATGCTCAGGGAAAAAAGGTGGCGTCTCACACTGTACATCTGATGGCAAGTTTGTATGCAATGACGGCACTATCAGTAAATCAAAACGAATTTGCTCTAAAAACTGATTATGGCTGTTTCAAAGTTAGCTAATGGTAAGTGGCAGGCTCAGGTCTTCCCTAACGGTAGGGATGGGCGGCGCATCCGTCGCCAATTCGCCACCAAGGGGGAAGCCATAGCTTTTGAGCGCCACATTAAGGATCAAGCGCAGGACAAGCCCTGGTTAGGAGAAAAAGCAGACAAGAGACGAGTGACTGACCTTGTTGAAACTTGGTTCAATGCACATGGAGTCACACTCTCTGATGGTCTCAAGCGTAAGAGTGCAATGGAATTTGCCTGCATTGCCATGGGCAACCCTCTTGCAACTGAATTTAACGCCAAGCTTTTTGCAACCTACCGTGAACAACGTTTGAGCGGAAAAATCACACGTTCTGATCGGGTAAAAGCAGTGACTCCCCGCACAGTCAATCTTGAGCTGGCGTATTTCCGAGCCATGTTCAACGAACTAAAAAGGCTGGATGACTGGAACTCCCCCAATCCGCTCGAAAACGTAAGGGAATTTAAAATTGATGAAACTGAGCTTGCCTGGCTGACAGTTGATGAAATTAAGCAACTACTTGCTGAGTGCGAAAAAAGCAAAGCGGAAGATTTAGTAACTATCGTAAAAATATGCCTTGCAACCGGCGCTCGATGGGGCGAAGCAGAATCACTAACAGGCAAGCAAATCAGCCCGGGACTGATCACTTACATCAAAACCAAAGGCAAAAAAAATCGCGCCGTTCCAATAAGTGATGAACTTTACGAAATACTTCCAAAAGTAAGAACTTCAAAACCAATCTTTACTGGGTGCTATTCTGCTTTTCGCGGAGCTGTTAAGCGAGCAGGGATAGAACTACCTGACGGACAGTTGTCACATGTATTACGACATACATTTGCAAGTCATTTTATGATGCGCGGAGGCAACATTTTGGTACTACAGCGTATTCTTGGGCATACGGATATTAAGGTAACTATGCGCTATGCTCATTTGGCTCCGGACCACTTATCTGAAGCTATGCGCCTTAATCCATTAGCAATTATTAATGATAATTGAGCATAAAAGGAAAACATAAGTGTATTTTAACAAAAGAAAATACAAAGGCTGCTGTCCTCATTGTGAAGAAGTTATAGAGTATCACGTAACAATTTTTCCTGTTGATAATGATGACGGAGAAATGGTCTGTACATGCGATGCCTGCGGTGAAGAATTAAGCATTTCGTGCCTCAACCCAGAAGAATCATATATTATTAGTGGTGCTAAAAAAGATTACGCTCTAGATTACAGTTGCGAGGCCCCATCTTATCTCACAGAAATAGATACAATGTTTGAATATAACGGAGACATATTTAAAGACGCTCCGAGTTATAATTCAAATACAATATCATTGTACAATTGTGAAACTTGTGATGATAATCTAGAGTTAATGGCCCACCAAGAAATGGATATAAAATTCTATGATTTTGCTAGTGAAATACATAATTATACAATAATTGACATCAAAGGTTACGGATTCCTACCTGAAAAAGCACTCGTAGCAATCAATTTCAAGTGCTCTTGCGGAAAAGAGCATAAAGCCTTATTTTATAAAGACTACAATCATTGTAGCTTCACATCAGACGATTTCTTACTCGCAAACATAACTAATACCCAAGATCTAAATGACAAGATTGATGGCACTCTAACAAAAAGTGACTCACTTGAAATCTTAAAGAAAATAATAGTCAGATGGGAACTTTTCTTTGATAAAACTTATTTAATATTCCCGTATGTTGGCTATTATAAATCTCCTGCTGATAAGACATTAAATTTATGGAAGGAAATACTATCACAAAGCCACTCACCAAAATTAAGTATTGTAACCAAGACACAAACCTTAAACAGCTTTAAAAAAGCAGTTACAACTGAATATCTGGATTATAAAACCCTTGAAAAGTTTGACTTTACTCCGAAAGCTATAACTTCGGCTATCAAAAACACAAATTCGCACGCTAAGATATACTGTGGGGTATCGGAAGATTATGTCGAGTCCATTAGCGGCTCCGCAAACATCGCTCAGGGACCGTCAGCAGAACAACTTACCTTCAAAAGATACTATTCTTACTCTGATTTTCACCACAGATACCTTGCACCATTCAATTTAAAAGAAATACCTGAAGACTTATTTCCATTGAAATCTACTCATGATTGTCATGTCTTATTTGATGAGGACAACAACTTTAAGTCCCAAAGAATGTTCAAAACACAGCTCTCTCAGTTGCTTGATTGAGGGTTATCAAGAAGTGGCAGCAAAATGGCAGCACACCTAGTCACTATACTTTAAAATCCTCCACTATTCGAAGGTGCAACTCATTGAAAAAATAGTAATTTATTGTTTTATATGAGTTTAGGTTGGGACTCATAATCGCTTGGTCGCTGGTTCAAGTCCAGCAGGGGCCACCAAATTTTAGCTTTAGAATCATCCCGTTAAGCCACTCAATTGAGTGGCTTTTTTGTTACTCAATACATGAGTGTCGCACGAAAGTAAGAGCGTCTCCCGCTCATCAAGGTTTTGATAAAGCCCTGTCCCGGGCAAAGAGGGGTTTACTCATTACTCCGGAGGTTCGTTCCGCTTGATAAGAAGGAGCTAATGGTGGAGTATCGGAAAGCAGCCCACCAGCGTGGGGCAATTACCATCATTACGAATAATGGTGCGCCCAGCTTATACGAGCTCTACCGCGATAATGGCTTTACGGTGCATGAGTTCGATAACCAGCAAAAAATATCATGTAAGGATGATAATCGAAATCGCGTCAACAATATTATTGCTGTGCTTTAGCGCTCAAAAAGTAATAAAAAAGATCATTGAAAGTTATAAACCCAGAGAGTTATATTCACCAAGCCAATTAATCACCAAGAATTGATCTGTTTTTGTGATAATTGAGTCATTTTTAAGACCCCCATCACATTCTAAGACATTTCTAACGAGCATATTAATATCCGTAGGCAGGGGCTTAAAAAAATAGAAGCTATAAGTAGATCTATTTAATCTTATGCCCTCACTCGTCCCACCTGATATAAGGATATATGTATGAACATCGTAGAAGAAGCGGTTAAAAGCATCAATACAATGTACGAAGGCGGCTCAGCACCTCTCTCTGAATATAAATTCCAGTCTCATGAACTTGCCCAAAAACAAGCGCAAATGTTATTCACCAATGATCGGGGTGATATCGAAAAAGACGCTCAATTCAGAATGAATCAGACGGGTAACATTTTCTATGTTTCAACTTCACCAGAACTAACCGAAAAAACAAAAAAACTATTCGATAGTGTAACGGTTTTATTCGCGGCAATGACGGCAGGGTTAAACGCATGTGAAAAATCACTGTTTGACTATGACACCTGGCGCTCGGTCATTGGCAAATCAGGCTTCTTTGTTGAAGTACAGAAAACCAGAAATATGATGACGATTAAAAATAGCGGCGTTACTGTAAATACCCAGATTGTTCAGCAGTTGCTGCCAGGGCTGACTTCTGGCAGCGCAATGGAAATTGCCAAAGGCGTTCTGAGTGCAGTTAATGGTGAGTTTCAGGCGTCTGAACGTGCGGAAGAAGCTAAGATCGGACATCTCCTTTTCATCTGTGAAGAGCTTTTTGGTGCCCCAAGCGTCACAGTGCGCTTGTTCTTTGCGTCTAAAAAATCGCATAGCACCTTTACGAACTCTCCATGCCACAAGTCAGTTTCGACTACTTTTGAACAACTGCAAGAAGCGAATACATACCTGTTCGTATCTCCTGAAAGTATCGCTGAATATGCGAAGCGATTCACTGAGCAACCGGAAGAGTATTTAAATCTCATTGAGCGTTTCAAAGAAATGATCAACCCGCATAAATAA